GAACAAGTTGAAGAACTTGAAGACGCATTAAACTCACAGACCGCTAAAAATATTGAAATGACTGAAGAGCTTGAATTGTTCCAACGTTATGAAGTTATCCGCGAGCATGCTCACGGTTTAGCAGAAACTGAAGTTGAAAAGCTAGCTAAATTAGCAGAAGACCTTGATTACATTGATGAAGAAACTTTCTCAGCGAAAGTGAAAACTATCAAAGATTCATACTTCACTAAAGAAGCTAAATCAGTAGAAGTTGGTGCAGACCTTGTAGAAGATACAGCAGATAATGCTGTTGAAGTTTCTTCTTCAATGGATGCATATCTTCAAGCCCTTAGAAAAACATCTTAAAGGAGAATTTAAAGATGCAAACATACGATCGTTTAGTCGAAAAATGGAACCCAGTTCTTTCAGAAGAATCAGCTGGAGCTATTAAAGACTCGCACAGAAGAAGCGTAACTGCTGTTGTGTTGGAAAACACAGAAAAAGCTCTACGTGAAGAACGTGCACAATCAAACTTCCTTACTGAGGCTGCTCCAGGCAATGCTACATCAAGTGCTGCTAACTGGGACCCAGTATTAATCTCACTCGTAAGACGTGCGATGCCTAATATGATGGCATATGACGTTTGCGGTGTACAACCAATGACTGGTCCAACAGGATTGATCTTCGCAATGAAATCTAGATTAGGCACAGGCTCAACAGCTACTGCTGAAGCTCTATTCAACGAAGCTCTTACAGGTCACTCAGGTGACTCATCTGTAACTGAAAACACTAATCCTTCAGGTCTATCTGGCATTGATGCTACTGCAGGTAATGTTGCTGGTGACTCCTCTCTTGACTCTGAAAGAGTTACAGGCGGAACTGCTGGTGGTATGTCAACAGCTAACGCTGAGGGTCTTGGATCTTCAGGACAAGGACCATCTTCTTCTTTCAATGAAATGGGTTTCACCATTGAAAAAGCAACTGTGACTGCAAAATCACGTGCTTTGAAAGCAGAATACAGCTTAGAACTTGCTCAAGATCTTAAAGCAATTCACGGCTTGGATGCTGAAACAGAACTAGCAAACATCTTATCAACTGAGATTCTTGCTGAAGTTAACCGAGAAGTAATCAGAACAATCAACAGCCAAGCTAAAACTGGTGCGTTGCAAGCTTCTACTGCTATTAACGGTATCTTCAACATGTCTACAGATGCTGATGGTCGTTGGTCTGTTGAAAAATTCAAGGGTCTTATCGTTCAAATCGAACGTGAGTCTAACGTAATTGCAAAAGAAACTAGACGTGGTAAAGGTAACTTCATCATCTGTTCATCAGATGTTGCTTCTGCTCTTGCTGCTTCTGGAATGTTGGATTATTCTCCAGCTCTTAGCACAAACTTGAATGTTGATGACACAGGAAACACATTCGCTGGTGTTCTTAATGGACGTACAAAAGTATACATCGATCCGTATTCATCTACTGATTACGTTAACGTTGGATACAAAGGTACTAACCCATACGACGCAGGTGTATTCTATTGCCCATACGTTCCATTAACTATGGTTCGTGCTGTTGGTGAAGATAACTTCCAGCCAAAAATTGGTTTCAAAACACGTTACGGCATGGTATCAAATCCATTCGTAGGTGCGACACCAGCTGACGGACTAGCTGCGGTTAAAACTAACCAATACTACCGTATCTTCAGAGTTGACAACATAATGGCTTAACTCTGGCCAACGTTACTTCATGTACTAATAGTGTAGTAATAAACTGGGAGAGCTTCGGCTCTCCCTTTTTTTATGTATAAATAGCTATGTTAAGGAGATATTAATATGGCGACTACTACTACATCAACACTTCAACCACCTAGTTTTTTACAGCCAACCGGTTATAAACTAGTTGTAAATAGAATTAGATTTCCTAACTTAGAATTCTTTGCTCAGAGTGTTAACCATCCTAGTATTAACTTAGCACCAGCTGTTGTGCCATTTCGTGGTGTAGATGCTGCATTTCCTGGCGATAAAATAGATTATACTGAACTAAATCTATTAGTTATGCTAGATGAGAAGATGCATATTTATGATGAAATGAGAACTTGGCTAGAAAACGCTGTATATAAAAACTTTGACAATCCAGGTAAAATAACTACTGCTAATCAAGATAGAACTGAATACGATATGAGTCTATTGATTCTTACGAGTGGCAATGTATTGGCACGAACTATCACATATAAAAGCGCATTTCCAACATTCATAGGCGATATAGAATTTGCATCAACTCCAGGCACATTACAATACGTATCATTTCCTATGACATTTAGATTTTCGGGCTTTAATTTTACTTAACTTCCGGCTTCAAACATTCTCCAGCGAATCATATTACCAATTGTCTGATGTCTCCAATTGATATTATTGACTATTTCTTCAAGAGTTTCTACTAGTGTTTTCCAATAGAAGATCTTCTCTTCACTCTTCTGAATATCAGTATCAGAATCATAGAATCTTTCCATTTCACCTTTTAATATTTTAAGACCATTGAACGGATCAAATTCCCAGCCTCTTTCATCCATCTCTTCTTTGGTCATCTTTCCGTTGTAATATAGGAACTTATCTTTGAGCAATATCTTCTGTGACATTTCAGCTCTCTTCAACTGCAGCTTTGAAGTAGCTCTTAACTCTAGGTATTTGGCATGAAGCATGGGAGTCACCCTAGAGGTTTCATCAAGTGATGCTTGAGATATCTTGCTATCTTCAGCCCACATTTCTAATATTGATTCTAAATTTAATTTCATAAGACTATTATAACACAATTAAATGACTTTGTACACTGTATATATACTATAATGAACGATAAAGTGATAATAGAAAAAAAGAATCATAGCGTATTACATGTACAATGTGATTTTGGTATTGCCAACGAACTAAGTGATTTCTTTTCATTCTTCGTACCTGGTTACAAATACATGCCTGCGTTTCGTAATAAAGTATGGGACGGCAAAATTCGCTTATTTAATGTACAAACAAATGAGTTGACAGCTGGTCTATATCCATTTGTAAAAGACTTTTGTGACAAACGTAATTATGAAGTAGAACTTTCAGATGAGAATAACTATGGTTCTCCGGATGAAACAGTTGACGTAGATCCAAATAAGATAATGGATTTTGTCAAAGAACTCAATATACAATCTCGTGGTGAGCCTATTGCGATAAGAGATTATCAGTTCGATGCTATATGTCATGCCTTACACAACAAAAGATCCATACTACTGAGTCCAACTGGATCTGGTAAATCACTTATAATATACGTTTTAATTAAATACTATCTGGCTATGCTAAATAGTAACATACAGAAGGTGCTAATCATTGTACCTACTACGTCTTTAGTTGATCAGATGTACAGCGACTTTCAAGACTACGGCATGAATGTAGAAGATGGTTGCCATAAGATATATTCTGGTAAAGAAAAAATGACGAATGCCGGAACAGTAATATCAACGTGGCAGTCTATATACAAGCTGCCTAGTAAATGGTTTGAGCAATTCGGATGTGTTATTGGTGACGAGTGCCATGGATTTAAGTCTAAATCGCTGAATTCTATAATGAATAAAGCTCGAGATGCTGAATACAGGTTTGGTACAACTGGTACGTTAGATGGTACTCAGACTCATGAGCTCGTATTACAGGGCTTATTTGGTCGGATATATAATGTAACAACAACAAAAAAGCTGCAGGATAATGACACTCTTGCTAAATTACTTATCAACGTTGTAGTACTTAAATATAGCGAAGCGATACGTAAGAGCCGTGGTAAACAGACCTATCAAGATGAGATAGATTATATAGTACGGAACGAGAGTAGAAACAAATTTATTAAAACTCTTGCTACTACTCAAACTGGTAATACATTAGTATTATTTCAATTTGTAGAAAAACACGGTAAAGTTCTGTATGATTTAATACGTGATGATGTAGAAGAGGGAAGAAAAGTATTTTATGTAAGCGGAGAAACTGCTACGAGTGACAGGGAAGCAATTCGTGCTATCGTTGAATCTCAAAAGAATTCAATCATTGTAGCCAGTATGGGTACGTTTAGTACGGGTATAAATATACGTAACCTGCATAATATAATATTTGCATCTCCTTCTAAATCACAGATAAGAGTATTACAAAGTATTGGTAGGAGTTTAAGAAAGAGTGACGACGGTCGTGAGGCCACACTATATGATATCGCTGATGATTTGCACTGGTTAGGAAGAAAAAACTTTGCATTAGAGCATTCAGCCGAGCGCATTAAGATCTATTCGAAACAGAAATTTAATTATAAAGTATATGAGATAGAGTTAAAATGAACACAGATGTAAGACAAATAGTATTAAGTAATGGGCAAGAGATATTGTGTGAGGTTATACAATGGCCTGATCTAGATGTAGATGATAGTGAAGTTATGATCATACGTAAAGCAGCTAAGATCATTATACAAGAGAATTTTAAAGAAGGTACCAGATGGTTTACATTTAGACCGTTTATGACGTATCAAGATGATAATAGTTCGTTATGTTCTCTTATGCCATATCATATTATTTCTATAGGTCATCCAAGTAATTTACTTGAAAAACAATATCAAAAATACGTGAGTTTGATGATACAAGAATTAGAACAGAAACAAGAAGAAAATAGCGATACCTTATCTGATTTTATAGATACTTCGGATTATGATATAGATTCAGATGCAGATCTAGATAACATATTGCCATTTAAAATAGATCCTAATAAGCTTAATTAGGTACTCTACCCACCTCATAAACCTCTATTAATTATACCAACATTTGTGTACTTTGTACACCCCTAAAATGCATTATTTTGCAAATAAATTAAAACAAATAAACTTGTTTACATCCCCTTAGAGTTGTGTTATAATAATTACAACAAGATATACTAGGAGTTATCATGGCGAAAATAAAGCCCAAAGACAAACCACACTATGTCAATAACAGAGAATTCTCTTATGCTGTAGTAGACTATTGTACTATCATTAAAGAAGCAAAAGCAGCCGAAAAAAGGCTTCCAGTTGTTACTGACTACATTGCAAAGTGCTTTCTTCGAATAGCAGAAGGCTTATCTCATAAATCAAACTTTGTACGA